CTTTTTATCCCAAAACATTTCTCTTTGCATTCTTAGGAACTCATCTTCTGAGATGCCGAGCATGTTTTCTGCAACCCATCTCTTGCTAAAATATCCCTCTGTTGCGGCACCAGCAATATCAAATTTTGATTTCCAATGTTCGAGTTCTTGCAATTCTGCAATCTTTGAAGGATTGTTCAGCGAAAGAGAAAATGACAATAAATCATCTGCTCTAAATCCTAAAGTAAAAAGATGTATGATACCAATCTTTTCCATTTCCGAAATAACAACTCTTTGAAGTCTTTGGATGGTTCTTGCAAATCTAACATCTTTTTGGGCTAGAGTGGTTTTATCTTCACCTGCTCCATCTCCCATTGCAAGATATGATTGTGGCACTTTTAAAGCAGAAAATAATTTGTCTCTTAAATATTTAACGTCCTCAATCGTTGCGGCCATCTGACCACCGGGTAGGTTAACAATATCTGTACCGGAAGTTCCACCGCGAATAGGAATAAAATAATCTTCTTCAATAGAAAGGGGATTGTATCGAAGGTCAACACGACCAGTTGTTGGATCAATAACTTGATGTCTTTTCATCTGTGTCATTACTTTTTGCATATATTGTTCAACATCTTGGGGCGCAATATTACCAACATCTACTTTAAAAACTCTTCTCTCAGGGGCTCTAACAATTCTATATGCCATCATTGCATCTTCAAGGAGTGTTAGTTGTCTCCAAATACGACGAGCAGCTTCAAGAACAGATGTTCCATAAGGAGCGTGCTTATCGTTTCCAAGAATACGAAAGTGGGCCATTTGCCAGTTTTCTAAAGTCAATCCAGCACTGTTCCATTGATATTGAACGTAGTTGGGGTTATTCTCATCTTGCCCTTCAATTCTTTCTATTTCTTGAGGTGGCAAACCAATACACGATTGTATACCATTTGTCTCATCAATGTCCAAATATAAAAACAAATCACCATACTTGCACATGGTTCTAGACCAACCAAATAAGTTATGCTCAATATTTAAGACGTTATGATATAAAGAATGTAAAATGGATTTGATTTCTTCGTTTGGGCACTTGATTCTTAACATAGGTTGTAAGTTAGAATAAGTTGTCATCTCATCAGCATAGATATCAAGAGAAGAAGCAATCTCAGGAGTGTATTCCATTTGATCAAAATCAACATATCTTTCAGATCTATTTCTATTTGAAATCATGTTAACTGTTGTAACATTCATCGGATTATATTCAGATTTTTTAAACTGCTTGCCAGACGCTGACTTGAACTTATTCGAATAGATGTCCAAGTGCCTTCTTCTAAGTTGTCTGCCTGTTTGAGTTCTTCTGTTTACGATTGGACCAGAAAACAGTTTTGTCAGAGATCTAAATAATCCTGATTCTTCATTGTATGGGTTTTTACCTTTATTATATTTATTAGCCATTTATTTATCCCTTGTAGATCCAAGGCAAATCAAACATTTGTTTTTTTGCCTCTGTTTGTCTTTCTTTCAATGTGTTGCCGTATCCATTTTGACCTTTGATGGTTGTATTCATAGTTGTCTTGTTTAGATACATAGAATCTAACATCGCCTTTTTATATTCAACATCTCTTTTATTGACCTGTAAAGCGGTATCTCTAATCCAGCAACCAATTGCAAGTGCCATAACCAAATCATCATTATAAGATCTCATGGCTTGAGGTTTTCCATTATGCCAAATAAATGTTTTAAACTCATGAAATGTTCTATTTGAATAAATCTTAATCATTTTGTTTCTCACGAATTCTTCCATTTTAGCAACAACCAAGGGTCGAGTCTTGGTAGAAGTTGTAAAACCAGCGACAGCGGAGTTCATATGTTCTCCTCTGACTGACTCGACAAACTCATGGGTTGATTTGATGGAATAATAAAGGTTTGGATATCCAAGAGTAATTAGTTTTTCCAATACCGATATACCAATTCCATTATTTTCAACTACCAGTAAACAGTTTCCATACTCTGTGCCTGCTGAATATAGCATTTGAGAATACATGTCCAAGTTAGGCTTGCCTTGATATTCTGCTATGATTTCCATAGTTTCCAATTTGAGTATGTGAAATACTGAATTATCTGCTCCATCTCCTCTCGCAACATCTGCAACCAAAAGATAGGTAGAACCTTCTTCATATTTTTCCCAAATCCAAAAATTCCTATCATGTCCAGTTCTGTAAACAGGTTCTTTAATAAGTGTATGAATCCAACCTATATCATCAGGATGAATGACTGTATCTCCTGATGTGTTGAAGTTACATTCAAGCTCTTGCGCTATTTGTCTTCGAGACATGTTCTTTGTCTCTTTTTCAAACCATTGAGCATTTCTTTCGGGGTGGGCATCCCAAGGGAGACATACTGGATAAAAATCATTTTCTTTATCCTCTGCATCGACATAAGTTTTATGAAACCAGTTTCCAACACCATTGGGTGTGGAGAGTGCAATACATCTACCACCAGTAGACAAGGTGGGGTATAAGCCTGTCCATAGTTCTTCTAGACCTTCTACATGAGCAGCCTCATCAATAACTAATAAAGACAACGCTTCAGAACGACCAGCATCGCCAGAAGTAGAAGCGGCTTTGATTTGAGACCCATTTGATAACTCAAAAGAAGTTCTGTTATCAACAGATATTTTTGCAACTTGAAGCCAATCAGGTAAGTTCTTCATTATGGCTTTTACCTTTTTTACCAAGTTAGCAGCGGTCGCAAATTTGGTTGCAATAACCAAAACATTTTTATCACGGTGAAACAACATCAGCCACACACAATATGCGGCTGTAATGGTTGATATCCCAAGTTGTCTTGCTTTTAAGATAATTGTAAAGCGGAAGTCATTGTAGTCGTTTAATAAATCATCTTGATATGGATATGTTTTAAATGGAACAAGCCCCTTGAGAGGATGAGAGATGCGGCAGTAGTTATTAGTAAAATATAGTGGACTTTTGCCGCTCTTTAATATCTCTTTGACAATTTCCTTTTTTGAAAGTTTGAAAGACATTACTTCCTTGTAACATTCTTAGGCTTCTTATTCGAGTTCAATGCAAGGAAATCTCTGATTGCTTTATCGGTTTTGTCTTCAGATGGTGACCCAACTGGTTCTGAGTCTAGTTTATTAATTTTATACCACTGATATGCTTGAACAAAAGAACGAACACGGGAGGTGGATTGAACCAATATTTGAGCCTCATCATCACCCTTCTTTAAAGTGATAGATTTTCCAGTGATAGCTTTGTATTCTTTTTGAAGAAACTTTTTAATCTCATTAAGCATTCTTTCCATATCTGTTTCAAAATTGCCAGAATAAACTTCTTTAAGTTTAATATCTGATTGGTAGATAATGCATATTGAATCTCCAGAAAATTTAACTTTAAACCCATCCATGACGCGAGAATCAAGAATCGGATCCCCTTCTTCACGACGAAGGCCAATTTTCCTTGCTTTGCCATCAGATGCATATCTCTCATCATGATTTCCATCATAAGCATTTGCGGCTGCTTGTGCAAGTCCTTGAATAATTTCTAGTGTATTTGAACTCATTTATTTGGTCTCCATCCTTTTTTCCATCTATCTTCCCGATCTTCAATCCATTGAATATAGCATTTTTCACAACAATCAAACTTTGACATATAAACATCATCATTTGATTTAAAAGAATATGTATTGCAAATCGGACAAGAACGATTAGATTCTCTATTAAGTAGTTTTTTCGGAATAAAAACCCCATTTACATCATCTTTGTCAATGTCCTCTTTTTCATCAGTATCTTTATAGAACTCTTTAAGTTGAGAAAGGTATTCCTTTTCTTTCTCTTTGGTCCAATATTTTTTTGGATTTTCAATCGCTTCTTCACCATATTTTTTTGCGATTGCTTTCTCAAGATTTACAACATAATTTGGATCTTTTTTCTTCATTGTAAACCCGGTTTAATCGCATACATAATACCGATTGCTGCCCCCGCACCAACTGTAAAGCCGCCAATAGCCCACCAATGGGTATTTGAAGGGCGAACATACTTTTCTAAACTCTTAATGTGCTGGTCTCGAATATTAATAATCTCTTGATATTTTTGATTGTCTGCTTCTGATTTGGCATAGAAAATATCGTATTTGTACTGCTCTTCTGCTCTTACTTGTCCAATCTCAAAATCAACTCTTAATTTGCACTCAAGGTTTTGAAACTGACTATCAACAATAATCTTGGATACAGCAGCATCGTTAAAAAGCCGCCCATCAAATGGTGCGACTTCGCCTTGCTTAATATTGCTAAATTTTGGCTTCTCATCTTCTCCGTGTGCGGCAGAGGACCAAGTGAGCAAAGCTCCCATAAGTAGATACTTCATGTTGTCTCCATGATTAAAAGGATGAATGTATTATAACATGTTTTTTATAACTTGTCAAGTTATTTTATTAATTCACTTACAATAGCCATCACGGTGGCCTTGGGATTATCAAGTTGTGGGTTGTCCATTGCAAACTTCACAACAGCCTTTCGTAACATGTTAGCCGATTCGGATCCTGACATTGTTGGTGTCTCTGGTTCTGGGTGTCCTTCTGGATTATACGGGTCAAACATGTCGCCATGACTTTCGGTCATTGAATCGCCACTAACCAACAGATAGTCTCTGGCTTTATTAATATATTCACCGACAATTGTAATTTTACTCATCCACCAACTTGGGAGTTCTTGTTCTGGTGTGGATTCTAATGATTGTAAAATCTCCGATGCATCTTCAATTGTTGTTTTTAATTTACGACGAGCGGAGGAAACATCTTCATGTCCATCTTCTTGAAGTTTGTC